TTCGCCATGCCCTATCTGCAATCTCTAATATCTTTACTTGATCAAAGCCTTGGTGTGCATGGTTGATAAGAATATCGCAACAAGCTTTCTTATTGTTCTCATCAAATATCCAACAATTAGTTCCATTGACTAAGATGTCTTCTATTCGAAGTTGTTTGACCTCGAAAACACCACCCATCCAAGGCGATGCCTCAAATGTTCTTTTGATAAAGTCTGCGAGTTTAGTTGTTCCTGTTATTGCTATTCTTTTGTTCGGCATAATATTTCTCTATTAGTTCAAATGATGGTTTACCAAATAGTGAACCATCTACACTACACTTGTTGCATGGTGAACATGATCGATCACCTTTCATCAATCTCTTACGAATCTTATTCATAGGTTTAGAGAACCAAACATCATGTAGACTCTGTTGTAGTAGATTCCCTATTACATGTTCTCTACCCCAATCGTTAGAACAGAATAATACATCACCGTTCCAATCGACAAACATTTTGTAGAAAGGGTAATGGCATGGTTTGCCTTGAAGAGATTGTATGTCTGTCTCTTCTATGCCAACCCAATCGATTACACCACTACGATTATTTAGTATGAGTCCATGTTTCTCAAAGTCACCCCAATGCATACGATACTTATATTGGTCAGGTCTTATTTCTGCCCATAGAATCATTTCATCAAACTTCTTCATCTGTTCTGGACCGTCATAGAGATTGATGTATAGTAAATCTAAACCTGCATAATGAACTAGGTCTCTGATATACTTGTCTGTAAGTTTGTCGCCGTTTGTGTTGCACTCTAATGTTGCATAGGGCAATGATGTTTTGAATATTTTGACGATCTCTACGAAATCTGGATTGAGTAGATTCTCACCGAATCCACTAAACGAAATCTTGCCGTTATAACCCTCTTCTGCTAATTCTTCTGCAATGGTTTCAGCACCTTTAGGCGTAAGATGTAAATTCCTGTTGGGGAATACTTTTGGGTCATGTCTAGGGCAAAAGACACAGGTGCGATTGCACAACTCAGTAGTATTAATTTCAACTGTAAGAATCGAGTCAAGAGGCTTGCCACTGAGACTGTTTTTGTTCCAGTGTTTTCTCTCTTGTTCTCTTCTATGCTCAAGAAACTCATATTGATCTACCTTTGTTGTTGCTATAATTTCCGACATCTAACTCTTCTTTCCCTATCTAAACCACCTTCGTCAAATTCCATAATGATCTCGTCTCCTACTTCAAAAGGAGACAAATGTTTCGGTACTAGGAAAAATATAGCATCATCGTCTGGATCTAGTTGAGTAGTCTTTGAATATCCAGATTCTTTATACAAGAAACCCTTTACATTGGTACCATTTATCAGATCAGTTATCAGTGACATAGAGAAGACTAATGTCTTTTCGTCTCTATGGCAAAATAAAAATCTCCTGTAGTTGCAACCTAATCTTATGCCGTAGTCTGCAGGAAAGTTTATCCTCTGAAAAGAATGATTATCAAAATCTATTTGATTATAATATAAGGGGCTTATGTTTTCTGCGTCTACTGCTAAAACTTTTGTCTTAGAAGTAACCGCCGTCTCTGATATCGTCTTTGCCATTATCATCATTTGTTTCACTTGCACTTACGAATTCACCACTCTCTTGTAGATTGGTGATAAACGATTCTGTTTCTTTTATAAAGTTTTCTATCATTACATCTTTGGTTGTATTAGTATTTACACTTTCAAAACCTAATACTTTAGCCGTATCTGATATTTCAGACTTGGTCATAGCACGAAGTTCACTCTCAGATGGTATAGTTACTTCTTCAAACTCTTCTTCACTTTCTTTAGATGCATCAATTCTAGCTTGAGCATCAGCAAGTAATTCTTCTTCTGAATCAAATGATTTTATAGATTTCTTTTCTGTATCAACTTTAGCTTGAATTGATGGTGCTAACTCGACAGCTGCTTTTAGATTTGGTGCATTACCACCTGTGATCTTAGGACCTGAAAATGAAGGTTTTGTTTCCTCATCTTCTTCGACAAATTTGAATTCTGATTCAGCAGCATCTAATTCATCATCTAATGACACTTTCTCCACTTCTTCATAAAAGTCTTTTACAGTTTTTGCATCTTCTGGTATTTGAATCTCTTCTAAAGTTGGTAAATCTTGACCTAGATCATTGGCCTCTTCTTCGACTTCTTCAACTTGAGGTCTAGCTGCTCTAATCATATCCCATGCTTTTGATTTTGGTTTCTCTACTTTAGGTGCATGTGGTTGTTCAACTGGTATAGGTGCTTGTGTTACATTACCTGCAACACCTGAAAGTGCTTCGAGTTGTGCTTTGAGAATTCGCACTTCATCTTCTGCTTTCTTTCTTCGTTGCCTTTCGTCTGTAAGTTCTTGTGATCTTTCAGCTTCGCGTTTTGCAAGTTCTTGTTGTTTGACAACAAGCTGTTCTTCTTGCAATTCTTGTATTCTTTTTTGTGCAACTTGAACTTGTGTGTTGTAATCGATAACACCTTTGTTCACTTCTTCTCTGATTGCTACTAAAGCATCAACTTCACTTAGTTTGAAAATACCATTTGATAAACCCTTTTCTAAGATAGTGTTGACTGTTTGAGCATTTGATGGTGTAAGACCAACTTTGAAATTGTTGATGCGCTCAGTTATTCTATCGAACTCAGATGGTTCGGGTTTTTCAGATGAAAATGTTGGTTGATTCAATTCATTTGCCATAATATATCCTTTATAAAATCCATGGAGCCCTGCTCGACTATAGAAGCTACATTAGTCGAAGTTATCTAATAACTTCCTATTTCTATATATAGTCTCTGAGGACTAGCACTAATATTTATTTATACTTGTATCTCAGGAAATGCTTCAGCAGCTATTTCCTTAGTTATGTTTGGAAAAGGATTTTTCTTATCCTTTACCAAGTCCATCATTTCTGCCTCTTTAGCAGGAATTCCTTCTAACAGTTGTATCCACATGTTTTCTCTTTTTACTTGAGTAACTTGTTCAGAACAAAAGTATTTGAACTGTCTTACTTCAAATCGTAATGAAGTCTCTGATAAATCTGTACTTGGTGCAGGATTGGGTGTATATGGTGTTTTGCCTTCTGGTAAGAAAGACTTTACATTTATACCATGTATCCACTGCAATACATATCTAACAGCTGCATTACGATTGTTGAACACTCTTAGACCATTGATTGCTTTATCTTTGTCTTCACCTGCAACGATATTCGCTTGACACAAAATCTCGTATACATCTGCATTATTGGTGAGATTCTTTCTCTCAGTGATCAACTCCATTTTTGGTTTATTAGGAGCACCTTTTGGTCTTCCTCGACCTTTTTTCTTTTTTTCTTCCGTCATAATCTAAAATCCTCGACATTATCTAATAACATATTGAGTTTATGTTTTGTCAAATAGTTGAACACCTTACCAGTTGGTGGTTTACTAGCTTCAAATTCACCAATGATTGTGTTTTCTAAATCGTCTGGTATAAAATCCAAATCAATTAGTGTTTGATTTCTCAAATAGTTACGATAGTATTTATCATCATTTTCAACACTAATCCTAAGATATTTTTCTAGTATTGCTTTCTTCAATGGTGTCTGTCTGATACCTTGTTCTAAACAGTTGTCATTAGAAAGTATATTTGGTATACCATCTGACTTATCACCTTTGAGTATATGTTCTTTTAGAAACAAATCTGGTTCATCACACTGAACCATTTTGTTTAGGTTAGGTGAAAATTGTTTTACGCCTTTATACTTATGTAATTGTTGAAAGTCTTTATCACCACTGACAATTAGAATGTCTTCTTGTTCATGGTACTTTTTGGTAAGAACTGCAATGATATCATCTGCCTCTGCACTCTCTACATACATATAATGGAATGGAAAGTTGTCTCTAATCTCTTCTTTTACTTTCTGTAATGATTGAAAAATTACATCCCAATCCAAGTCTGATTGTTCTCTGGTTTTCTTTCTGTTTGCTTTGTAAAGAGGAAAGTATTCTCTACGCCAAGGTCTTGCAGAATCGGTACATAGAACTATGTCACCATAATCGTCTGCATATCGTTTAGCATAATTACGAATCGAGTTTAGAATCATGTGTCTCAACATGTCTTCATTTATCTCACCGTCATTATACTTCATCTGAGCCATCATACCTGCAATGATGGTCTGTGTGAAATCTATAAGTATCATCTAATCGCTTTTACTAATAATGTATTTTTGGTAATTCTATCGTTTCCTTCTTTTTCTTTTGATCTAGGGATTTCATCCATAAATTTAGAAGCAATAATATTACCACCTGATACCAGTCTATCAAGTAATTTCAAATCTGTCAATGTCTTTTCTGTACATTTATAATAGCCTATGATCTTTGATCCTTTGACTGATAAACCTTGTGATTCAAAACAGGTTATCTTCTTACTTGCAGTGTTATAGGTAAATAACATTCTTGCTCTTATTATTTCTGTTGGGTCTATTGATTCGTACTTAGCGAATCTTTGTTGATATGGTAATTTTTTGACTAGTTGAGCAGGTGTTTTGATTCTCACCTTGCGAACAGGTTTATAATCTTCACAATATTTGATAATATCTTTTTCTATATCTTCCAAGAACTTAATTGCATACTCTTTCTTTTTAGGTGTAAGAAAAGAATACGCCTCGTCTAACTGTTCGTCTTGTTCTTCGTTCTTTAGTTCGTAAATCGTTTCGTTGAAATAACCCGACATGTGAGTTACAACTCTAGAGGAGTATTGTAGTTTAGTTAAGTAATCATACATGCTGAAAGATGGTTTCTTTCCATCCATAACTTTGTCGATCACATACTCGACTTCATCCATGGCGAACAACGCCTTGTCTCTCATTCGATCTTGAATTGATATTTTCGCACTCATAACTTCTATTATATAAAATTGTTAGACCCTTTGTCAACCTCCCTCGGTATCTGCACCATCTGGTTTGTTGGTCAACATAAATTTACGAGCAGGGTTTATCATAACATTTGCTCGTTTCATAAAGTCTCTATTTGCAAGAAAAG